TATGCGTCGATTGAGAAGAGCATGGGACTCGATAATTTCTCTTACGCTGTCCCCGAGCCCTCCTGTAATTGCTTTCTGCCGCGACATAACTGTAATAAAGAGATCCCGGAGGCGGTGCTGATTGAGCGGTTTGAGGAGCTCAGAGCCCGCCACGGAGGAGATGGAAAATGAGACGTAAATTCAAAGCAGCTATACTTGTAGCGCAAAACACACCGCTCGATGTGGAGGAGATTGAGGCACCAGAGCTTGAGTGCGGACAGGTGCTCGTTGAGGTTCACGTTGCCAGTATCTGCGGTGTGCAGATAGGCGAGATAACGGGCGCTGGAGGAAGGGATCCTTATCTTCCACATCTGCTCGGTCACGAGGGCGGGGGCGTAGTCGTAGAGTGCGGACTGGGTGTGACAACGGTCGAGAAAGGTGATCATGTGGTGATGCATTGGCGAAAAGGAGCAGGGATAGAGGCTAATTGTCCGATATATAAACGGAGAGATGGAGAGGTGGGCGCAGGTCCAGTTGCTACGTTTAGCGAGTTTGCTATCGTTTCCGAGAACAGATTGACTACAATCGCTCCTGATATTCCTTTGGATATAGCCGCACTGATGGGCTGTGTTGTGACCACTGGGCTGGGAATCATTAATAACGAGGCGAAGCTAAAAATCGGACAATCTATCGCCGTGATAGGATGCGGAGGCGTGGGGCTGAACGTGATACAAGGAGCCGCAATGGTCTCGGCGTTGCCGATTTTTGCTTTCGATATACACGAGGACAAGCTAGATATAGCAAAAGCGTTCGGTGCGACTAATGCGCTTAACTTAAAAGAAGGCCCCTTAGCTTTTGGAAATATCGATGTAGTTGTCGAATGTACAGGATTGCCTGATGTGATAGAGGCTGCTTATATGATTACAGCCCCAGGTGGTCGGCTAATTCTCGTGGGTCAGCCACATCATGAGGCGGATCTTACGTTCCGCTCGATGCGCCAGCACTTTTGTGGCAAGATGATAATAGATAGTCAAGGTGGCGGGACGAACCCTACGGTAGACATACCACGATATTTGAAACTCTATCGCCGTGGCCTCCTCAAGCTCGATGATCTAATAACACATAGATATGCACTTGCGGATATTAATAAAGCAATCCAAATGGCTGCGAGCGGAAGGGCCGGCCGGGTGACGTTGGAGATGCGATGAAAAAGCTGAACGAGAGATCAAAACAAGTGCGTCGTGATACGCTGAAGCTCTCTAAGGCGCACGGCGGGTATCATTACGGAGGCTCATTCTCAATCGTCGAGATACTAATCGCTCTCTATGATCGTATCCTGCAGCCAGAGGATAAATTCATCTTGAGCAAAGGCCATGCCTGCTGGCCACTTTATGTGCTGTTAAAAGAGCGTGGGCTGAACCCCAAACTTGAAGGCCACCCGTCGCTTGATGAGCGAGAGGGCGTGCATTTTACCACAGGCAGCGAGGGACACGGTTTTCCGGCAGGTGCCGGCATGGCGCTCGCTCGGAAAATACAAGGCAGGAACGGGCAGATTTACGTCTTGATAGGCGACGGAGAGTGCCAAGAGGGTACTACGTGGGAATCATTACTCACGGCACCACACCGCAAGCTCGACAACCTCACGGTCATTGTTGATTGGAACCTATTCCAGGGGGCCGGGGCCGTGAAGGACACGCTCCCAATAGACGGCCTTGGATCAATCGCTCGGACCCTCGGATGGGCCGTTGTGGCGGTTGATGGCCATGATACAGAAGAGATTCATACTGCTCTGAATTATTTCGAGAAAGACAAGCCACTGCTGATAATAGCGCATACAGTGAAAGGACGAGGAGTGAGCTATATGGAGGGTCGGGGAGAGTGGCACGCTAAATACCCTGATCCTGAACATGAGAAGAGGGCATTTGAGGATTTGAAATGAAGATTGTTGTAGTCTCACAGAACCTTCTTAATCATGATTATGGCGTTAGCCTGTCCGCAAGTGTATTGCTTAGGCTGAATCTGGCTTGGCATGAACAGCTGAGGAGCGCGGCAAATTTATTAGAGCGATATAAAGAATATAAAATATTTTTAGATGTGCCGGTGGGGAGGAAAAAACCACCAAGTTTTGAGCATACAATAAAAGACGTAGCATTGCTTGTAGCTGATTTTGCGAACATTGAATACGTAGCGATATCAAACATAGAATATAGCCACCAGATTTTATATTATCAAAGAAAAATTAAGGGCGCGAAAATAGTGCCGAAAATCGAGACCTATACTGGCATAAAGAACATCAAGGATATAATCAATGTTTTGAACTACGAGGACAAAGTGGTGATGTTAGACCATCAGGACCTATATTCTGATCTGGTTGGCAGGGAGAAAGAGCGAGAGTTTTTAGAGCTAGTGGATTACCTTGATAAGACATGTCGCGATAAAGAGGTTTGTTTATTGAGAACTGTGGGGATAGTGTTCTCAAGTTGGGAGAATCTAAAATGAAAAGATTTATGAATTTGAATGATTCAAGTCATGATTCAATGGTGAGCATTCCTGGAATGCCTATGAGATATAAACTGAAAACAAAAATGGCGATGATAATATGGGCGATTATATTCATAAGTCCATTAATTTTGGGGATGATATTTCTATGAGAGTGCAGTTCGGGAAAACGCTGATCAGGATAGCCGAGAAAGACGAGAGGGTTATCTTGCTAATCGGAGACGTTGAACAAGAAATGACGGAGTTTAAACGGCGGTGGCCGGCACGGTTCTTCAATCTCGGTCTCTGTGAGCAGACTATAATCTCAATGGCTGCCGGCATGGCGCTCGAGGGCCTGCGGCCTATCGCCTACTCGCTCACACCGTTCCTGATAGAGCGCCCATTCGAGCAGATCAAGATTGATATTGATGAGCAGAATTTGCCGGTGCTCTTGGTGGGCTTCTCCGATTACCCCACACACGGGCTCACGCACAGGGCGCTGAATGCGGAGGGTTTAGTGGCGCTGTTTAAGAATGTGAGAGGATTCTTCCCTCGCAATGCCCACGAGACTGAGAAGGCGATGCTAGATGCCTACTTGATGGGTGGCCCGGCTGTAATTTGTATGGCAAAGGATGGATTACCGTTTTTTTAGGAGATTGTGAAATGGAGAAAAAAGATTACATCCTCTTACCTACAGCTCATTATACTGGGATGTGGTTCATGGTTGAGATCCTGGCCTACGGATTCGATTACGTAGTGAAGGGATTCCGGGAGATAAGAGAGAGCCAAGAGGATTACACGCTATTCGCTCCCCCGCATCTTCTACTTGGCCACATCACGGCATTTGCTCAGATGGGAAGCGGGAAGATAAACCATGCGGGATTTAAAATGTTGCATGACTACTTCAACAAAGACAGCAAATGCTTAACGATCATCACTATTAGAGATGTTTTATCCTCTCTCGTCTCGGCAAGACGTTGTGCGCCGGGACGACTGTCGGATTGGATAGTCTCGGAGTTTGTCTCTATCGCTCAAGATTTCAGCGTCTATGATCCGCTCTATTTCCCTGTGGATCTCTACACGGAGCCAGCGGATAGGGAGCAACTGTTGTCGACATTCGAGGCGAGAATCGGCAGAGAACTAGACGTTCTGTATAAAGAAGAGTTGGCGAAGTGTTGGCCCGCTCAGAATCGCTCGACAGATTTTTGCCTACACACTTATAATGATCCTAGAATTGAGTTGAAACATGCCCATAAAAAAGAAGATGTTTATTATATAAAAAAAGAGATGCCTGCCGAATGGGCATTGCTGATGGAGAAGCGAGCGGTGCTACAGCCGTTCTTCGAGCGACTTGGCTATAAGCGTTTGCTCTGGTTTCAACAAGGTACAGCATGAGAAGAAAGAATTATATTTTTCTACCTACCGTCAACCATACGGGCACCTGGTTCGTTGGCGCTATCCTGCATGGAGGATTCGGCTATTTCTTCCGATGCTACAACACGGAGCTCAAGCCGCCGGACACGGGGATAGCGATCAAGCCGTTCCTCACGGTGAAGGAGCACCTGATAGATATGACTATGGAAGAGATCGTAAAGGTCCACGCTCTGCTGAACAAAGACGATGGATGCCTGATGGTTGTGCCTGTACGTGATGTTTTGGCAGCAGTGATCTCTGCTAGGCGGCGGAATCCGCGGCATTTAGTGCTTGAAATCGGTTTTGTTTTGGATGGATTCATGCGGTTGATAAAAGAGTTCGATCAATTCAATCCATTCTTTTTCCCTATTGATTTATACCTACAGCCAGCAGAGAGAGAGCAATTGTTGACATCGCTTGAGGAGGCGATCGGCATAGAGATGGGGTTGGTGGACGATCTCGACAAGAAAGCATTAGCCGAGAGCTGGGCGCCGAGAAACGAGGCGACGGACTACTGTTTGAGATACCTCGGCTCGCCCTGTTTAGAGCTCAAGCAGGCATATGAGCAGAAGAACATTGAGTATATAAAACAAGAGCTTGCTGAATATTGGGACCGCTTGATAGAGATGCGACCGATACTACAGCCTTTTTTTGAGAAGCTTGGCTACAGCAATCTTCTCTGGTTCGGAGAGGAGATGAAGTGACAGATTTAAAAAATCATCCGGCATGGGATGAATTCAGGTATCAATATTATGAACGTCTGCGTGAACTCTGTCTCAATCCGCCCGCCGGATTTAGAGTTTTAGCCACTCCAGCCACGGCAAAGAAGAGCGATCAACCTCAGGGAATGACATATGGGAAATGTGAATGCACATGGGCCGCAAACATACTTGCTAAGCATCGACCTGTGTCGGTGTTAGATGTCGGTTCATATCGAATTTTTGTCATCGGATTAGCAGCATATTATAAGATCACGGCACTTGATGTACGATTGAAGGAGGAGAAAATAAAGCTAGATAATGAGACGACAATATTTAGTGATGCGAAAAAGATGAATCTCGATTCTGATTCTTTCGATGCCGTCGTCTCTTTATGTACGCTCGAACATATCGGTCTAGGCAGATACGGTGATGAGTTTGATCTAGATGGGGATAAAAAGGCATTCTCAGAGATGAGACGAGTGTTGAAACCCGGGGGTCATTTGATATTCACGACCACAATAACACAAGCAGAGCCAGTGATATATTTTAACATTCATAAGGTATACAGTTATGAGATGATAGAGAGTTTCTGCAGCGGTTTGACCCGGATCGATGAGGTGTATTATAGCCACAAGAAAATGGATATATGTAAGCGAGATGAGATTGAAGATAGACTAGGCGAATTCTCTGTTTATTGCGGATGCTGGAGGAAAGAGCAATGAGAACCGTGTTGATAACCGGCTCGAGCCGTGGACTAGGCAAGGAGCTTGCATTGCGATTCGCCAAAAAGGGATGCGATATAATCCTGCACGGCAGAGATGAGAAGAGACTTGATGTTATTTGCGAGAGCATTCTGGATAACAATGTCGATTGTGAAGTTATCAGAGGCGACCTGGCCTCAATAAATACCATTGATCGGCTTTACACAGCGGCAGCAAGCAGGGACATTGATATCCTGGTAAACAATGCAGGCATTTATAATAGCGGCGCTTTCAATGATATCTCTTTTGTGCAGGCTGAGGAGATAATCGGGGTCAACCTCCTAGTCCCTATCCAGTTGATAAAGAGAATTTACCCAATATTTATAGCGAAACGCTCAGGATTAATTGTGAACATAAACTCCGTTGCCGGCAAATACATAAATGAGAGCGAGGCGACATATTGCGCCAGCAAATTTGGCCTGCGAGGACTCACGGATGCGCTCGGTTTCGAGGCGGCGAAGCACTACATTGGAGTGTTGAACGTCTATCTCGGGGGCATGCAGAGTGCGATAACGCAGGAGAGGGCGGACTATGATGATTTGATAAACCCGAGAGAGGCCGCAAGATTGATATTTAATATTTGTGAGAATTACGATACGCTCAGAGTGTCAGAGATAAACATATTGAGGAAAAAGAGGGAGGCTTAAAATGGCAGAACTAGGCTGGGCAACGCTCGTGGAGGCAAAGGCATATTTTGCTGACGAGCGACTCGAGACCACAGAGTGGGACGATGCGTTGATTACAGATGATAAAAAGAACTTATCTTTGAACACGGCCTACAACAGGATTTACTACAGCCCCACTTTCGCCGTGCCGGCTGCGGGTGCAGAGGCGCCGGGTGAGCAACACAATATATTGGTCAAAGCTCAATGCGAGATGGCCTATTATCTTCTCGTCCACCTGGCCGATGAGGATAGCCGCAAGGGCCTTCAGGCACAGGGAGTCGTAGATGCTGGGATAGTTAAAGAGAGATATGACAAAGACATGCTGAATAAACTCCCCATCCCCCCGATAGTCGAGGAACTCCTCGAGGATTTTGCTACGGATGTCTCTATGGTCATGCTGCCGATTGATCGTGATGAGAATGAAGATTTAAACACAGACGTCGTCGAGGAGGATTGAATTTGCCTAAAAAGCTAACTCTTGTCCCGCTAAAGGAGAAGATAAAAGAGCTAGAGCGTGTCTATCTTGCCGTTCAGAAGGAGTTGGGCGCAGAACTGATGGGCATAGACATAGGGAATTACCGGGAACTTGATGCCATGAAGGCCCAGAAGAGGACGAATGTGCTTATAGCCGGACTGAATAGATATGCTGTCAGATGGGCCAACCAGGCCGTCTCACAGGCATACAGGAAGAGCTATATGATAGCAAGGACGAGGCTAGAGATCTTAGGCGTAGCGCCGGACAGGGCTTTTAACACCGAGAAACATAGGCAAACGGTGATGAGTTATGCGAATGTGATGATAAATGATCTATTGCGGGGCAACATGAGCATAAAGACGAGCGTTGACACGTACCTCTATCTTGTACGCCGCGCCTCACAGGGCTTGATGCAAATCCAGGAGTTCAACGTCGAAGACGAAGCGATAATCGGAGAGATCATAATGGACACTATAGAGGAGCACAGAGGCCATGCCTACGCATCAAAGAGGATGCATGATTATTTCAGAGTGCAATTGCTCGATGGACAATTTATCAGCCGCAAAGGCCGGCATTACACGCTTAAATACTATTCAGATCTGGTGGCCAGAACAAAATTAAGGGAAGCGCAGACGAAAGCCACGCTGAATACTTGCGAGCAGTATCAGAATGATCTTGTACAGTGGTCGCGTCATGCAAATCCCTGCCCAGAATGTGCCGAGCATGAAGGACAGGTTTATTCAAGGTCAGGCACTCACCCTACCTACTCCCTGCTGACAGCAGAGCCGCCGTTACATCCGCAATGCGAGCATGATATCACGCCCACCTCCGAGGTTGCTATAAGGGCAAGGGAGGCGTACGCATGATAAAGGCATATTGTGTGGATGACATAACCATTATCAAGAGTGGCGGATATGATATTTGGAAAGAACCGCTGCCATCTTCAGATAAAGATGTTAAAGGTAGATTCGAGTTCAAGACTGGATTTAAGACTCGAGTCTCAAAAATGATAGCGGGAGAAGAGGTTGTCTCAACAGCCTTAGTCTATTTCGATGCGTCTATAGATAGCATTTTGGGCCGAATACTTACCCATGAGGACATGATTAAATACGATGTCACCAAGCCAAATACGACAAAATATACGATAATAAGAATCGATAGACCAAAAGCATTTTCACGTCCAGATTATGAGGTTCACGTAGCATAATGACCAAAACCGCTTATAGACTAGATTTCAAGGATTTCAATAAAAAATACGGAATAATAATGAAGAAAACAATACCCGAGGCAATAGAGAAAGGATTGTTTGAAGCTATATCCGCATTGAAGATTGATGCTGATAACGAACCGCCCAGAACGCCTCATTTGGGCGGCGATCTGAGAGCAGAGTATGAGATCAAAACGTTTCTAAAGGAACTAATGGCTGAGCTTACCTACGAGATGCCCTACGCACACCGCTGGCATGAGGCGGAGCCGGGAACGGTAATTTGGTCAGAGGCCGATCAGGGCGTGGGGCCGAAATACGTAGAGACGAAAATGGCAAGGCATAAAGATAGCTACATGGGCGTCGTGGCCGAATCGATAAGGACAAAGAGTAGATGATAAAGGAAGTCGCCAAATTTATCGAAGAGCGGACTGCCGCATTGACTTTTCCTTTAGTGATAGGGACGACACTATCAGTGGGTCGGAGAACCCAAGATGATCTTGATCGCTGTGCCGTCGTACTCACGAGCTCTGGTGGAAGCACTTATTTCGATCTCAAGGACAGGGCGGATTTGCTGGTCCAAGTCATACACAGAGGAAAGAAACAGATGCAGACATACGATGATGCACGTGAGTTGTATGGAGTCCTCCACGGTTATGCCGGCTGGGACTTGCCGGTCATAACGCTAGGCGTGACCCCGGAATACGTGGCGATGACGATCGAGGCACTGGCCACGCCCCAATATATCGGCACAGACGAAAAGAGAAGGCATGAATTTTCCTGTAATTTTATTTTTCGAATACGAGATAAATAGGAGGTTATATGAGAAATAGTTTTATCAAAAATTTAATGCTTATAGGAGGTAAAAATGCCAGCACCTAACAGAGACATGGGACCTTGCTCCGTTATTTGGGACTTTGGCGGGACGCCTATCGAACTCAACCCTACATTCGGGGATGTTACGTTCAAAGATGAGCTCACCTATGGCGAAGTGAAAGAGGATGGACACGGCGTGACTCCGGTTGATGCCGTGCCTACAGGCAGAATTGTAGAGATCGCTTTCCCGATGACACGCTCCAGCCTGACGCAACTTGAGGTAGCAATCCAGGGATCGGTCAAAGACATAGTTGTCGGCAATCTGAAAGTCAGCAATCTGGTGGGCAGAGCAGTAGCGCAAGACGCTAAGGAAGTTGTTGTCAAACCTTTAGAGAACAATGTACCGACAGGCAATGCCGATGAATGGCTCCATCTACATCTAGCATATCCGTTCTCGAATCTCGAGTGGGTCTACAATCCTGATGGACAGCGAATTACTGCTGTCAAGATGATTGCCCTCCCGCTTATGGATACTGCATCAGGTGTTCAGCCCGGTGAGATGTGGCGAATGGGACCCTTAGCGTAATAAGGAGAAACAATGCCAATTTATGATTTGGATGAGGAGAAGACTGCATTTGAACCCTTGAAGATCAAGATCGATGACAAAGTGCTCGTTATCAAAGATGTTGATAGAAAAGAGTGGGACAAGATTACGGAAATCATAGACCCATATGAGCAGTTAGCAAAATGGGCCGGGGTTGATATTAAAGAGATCGAGCAGATTAAGATGAAGAAGGTTTCCGTTGCACTGAAGATAATAGGTCGAGATATTCTAGGGCCTGCAGTCGGAAGTTTTACACCAAAAAAAGCCTAGAGACCTGGTTAGATAAAGCCGAGGTGATAGCGCTTGCCTATCCAGGTTTGTTCGATTATGAATTGCTTCTGAGCCTCAAGAAGCGCGATTTCGAGGTCTGGGCGTGGAAAGCACAGAAAGCGCTGATCAATAGAGAGCTGAGAGACATGAATACAGCTAGAATTGCAACGGCTAATAATGAGCATTTTAGCCTGCGTTTTAATACAAGGCAAAAAGAGCTCTTTCGCCTAGAGGGCAAACTAGAGACTATGCAAAAAGAAGCATGGGATGATCTTAAAAAGATAGGGAGAGGATAAAGATGCCATTTGAAGCAGGCGCCATCAGGGCCTTTATGACCGTTGATAAAAGCCAGTTTGATAAAGCTGGTAAAGAGGTGCTCAAGTCTCAGAAGAAGATGGCTGTGCAGGCCACAAAATCCAATAAAGCTTTTAAAAAGATGTGGAAGCAGGTTGCCGCGGGGATCGGTATAACAGCTGGTCTTGGTCTAGCAGTTAGGGGGTTTGTGCGTCAATTTAAAGACGCTATAAAAACAGGCCGGGAATTTGAGCGGGAGTGGGCTAATGTCACAACCATGCTTTCGGTTTCGCGAGAGGAGACTGAAAGCTTACGACAGGCATTGCGGCGACTCTCGCCCACGCTTGGCGATACGGCGGATTTGGCGAGAGGAATGTATCAGGTCCTCTCTGCCTCGATAGAGCCGGCGAAGGCAATTGATTTTCTCACCGCCTCTGCAAGATCAGCAAAAGCTGGGGTAACCGATACAGCAACAGCAGTTGATGCCCTGACGACTGTCATAAACGCATATGGAATGGAGGCAGAAGAAGTCAGTGAGATATCAGATATCATGTTTGGCATTGTCAAACGTGGAAAGGTAACATATGGTGAATTAGCTCATTCTCTGGGAACAGTTGTCCCTGTCGCCGCTACTCTAGGAGTTAATTTTAGAGATGTCGGAGCTGCTATCGCTACTTTGACTCGCCAAGGAATCGACGCATCAAAAGCCACCATGCAATTGCGTCAAGTCTTAATGCTTATCTTAGATCCATCAACAGAAGCCAAGGTGGTTGCCGAAGAATTAGAGATAGGGATGGGTAAAACGGCCCTTGAGACAAAGGGATTGGCGGGATGGCTGGAAGAGCTCAGAGAAAAGACAAAGGGCAATTCTGAGCAAATGGTAAAGATCGTTCCAAATGCAAGAGCCTTGACTGCTGTTCTAGCCTTAGCGGGTAAAGCATCAAAAGGCTATGGTGAGGACCAAGAATTCTTACTTGAGACATTGGGCTTCACTGATGAGGCGATGAAGAAGCAGATGGAGACGATGGACTACTGGATCAAGACAGGCGACGTTGCAGCAGATAAGATAAAAATCGCTTTCTACGAGGGGCTAATCAGCTCATTCAGAGAATCGATCATAAACGCTGAGGATGCTGAGCAGAAGGTAACTGATGCGACAAACGACATGGCAGATAAGGTCTCGATGTACTCAAGCTCTATGGTCGAGGCACTCGGTGGGGTGAAAAAAGCCTATACTATTCAACTTTGGCCGTTAAAGAAAATAGGAGAGTTGCTTGCCAAGATTACTCGCAAAGGGGACAAATACGCAGAAGTTGTCGAGAAGCAGAGGATTGCACTCGAGAAGCTCGCAAAATCAGGAGCAAAAGTTACTGAAGTTGGGGAAAAGATTAACGAAGTGATACCAATAACAACGGAATTGGTCAAAACTCAACTTGTGGCAATAGACGGTATAACAACAGGTTGGGATTTCTGGGGGCAGAAAATTGTCAGCGTAACAGGTATCATAGAAGGGGCCAATGTGGCTGCTGAAAAATTTGCATCCTCTTCTTTCTTTACCGAGCTACCAAAATCGGGTCTGAATACGGTAAATATATTAAAGAGGGCAACTGAGGGAATGGGAGGACTTACTGACGCCTGGAAAAAACATACTGCGAACACAAAGAAAATGACTGATCAGGAGATAACCGCATACGGAGCGCTTATGTCCGCTTACGAAGGCGGAATTGCAGGAATAATAAGCGTCCTCGAGCGTTGGGCAGCGGCGGCGGCAGTGAAATGGGCAATGACGAAGTTTTCATTTCCTACAAATCTTGCCGTAGGAGCGATTGTGATGA